TAACATCATTAGTCACAGTGAAATTAGCTGGTGCAGTCATAACCATACCAACTTCAATATCAGTTATTGAATCTAATATCAATGTAGTAGAATTCAATGATGATATATAGTTTTTTACAATTGGACTACTATTGTCATATGTGTATGATGTATATATATTGGTTAATGAATCTACCCAATTGTTCAAATGTAAATCAATAGTTCTTGGCCAAACAATTTCTTTACTGATAGATTGTCCAGCGGCATTTACTAAATTATCTTGTATTGCACTATAGACCACTTCATATATAATATTATTGACACTATCTCTTGCAACAGCAACTTTAATTTCACCTAGTGTAATATTTCTCCAATAATGATTTATCTGAACCGCATCAACATAATCGGTAAAGAAATCATCTCTGGCAATACTTGGTACTCCATATATATGATCATATATTACACTGGTTGATTTTCCAAAATATGAATCATCCGCGCGATATATATATTCTGGTGGAATAATTTGATCATTAACTAATAGATAATTTAATTTTGATCTATCATCAATTGATGGTAAAGCTTTAATATATACAGTATCATATGGTAAATAAAACTTTTGTAATGTAGTTAATGTAAATGTTTTAATAGAATTTATCTGAGGGAAAGCAGGATAAAAAGCTTGAATAGTAAATGAATATGTTCTAGTTACATCTTGATCTTGAACTGAATCAGTAGATTCAAATGCCAAACGACCTGATATATCTCCACTACTTAATAGTATTAAATCTGGTGGAAAACTATCTAATGTCGGACTTGATAAGTTATTATAAAATGCAGTTAATGGATCATTATTATAAACTAATATTGTTCCTACATCACCAACCATATAAAAACTATTAGTATTATTATCATAAATTATGTCAGTGATATTAGAAGTTGATATTACGTTAGTAACTTGAAACCAACTTACTCCATGATCAAAACTTTCTATAATAACACCATCATCTCCAACCGCAACTGTTCTAATATTATCGTCTAAAAGTGTACCACCAGTGACTAAAGATTTAAAATTATAATTATTTCCAAATACTTGAGGAACAGTCCAAACAATACCATTAATACTTGTTAATATTAGTCCAAGATCACCAACTATGATAAATTTATCATCGTCAAATATTACTGATCGTAAGCTTAAAGTTGTACCTGAAGTTCTAGAAGTCCATGTAATGGCATTATTACTAGTTAGAATAGTTCCATTATCACCAACCGCGACATATCTTAATCCAAATGTTTCATTAGAATAACACACTCCATTTAAATTAGAAAAAGTTGGAGTTGTTTGTATATTAGACCAATTATCTGGACTATTGGTGGTTGTAATAGTCCCGTTATCTCCAACTGCAATATAAAGACTATAGAAACCTACATAAATTATTTTTCTCAATGGATTAGCCGTTGTAACCGCGCTCGGAGTATAACCATACGTAGAATCTGTTACTTGTCCGATAATAGCAGTTCCTATCTGATTATATCCAACTACTACAGTAGTAGAACCCGAACCATTATATACTGATGAAGTAAAATAGAAAAGACTAATATCACTATTAATTGGAGTTTGATTTGTCCATGTTTCTCCATCATCTGTTCCAGTAACAAATGCACCTTGGTCACCAAATGAACTAAATTCTATTCCACTATAACTTAAAGTTTTTAAATTACTTTGAATTTGACTTCCTACAATTCTGTAATTAATATCTAATCCTGTACCGCCTATTGCATCAACTGATATATCACTGATTGCACCATTATTAATAGTACCTAAATCGCCAGATGAAGTCCATGTGATTTCAGTGACACTATTTCCTATAACTGTCATACTTAAAAATAAAGTATCACTGAAAAGAGTTGGGTCTGATGTTTTTTCAACAAAAACTGTAAAGTTATAAGTAACAACATTGTCGCCAATGGTTGGAAATAGACCACTGATCCATCCAGTTTGTGCATTAAATGTTAACCCACCAATAGTTGGACTATTAAATACGTAGGTTAAATCAGTTTCTTGACCGTCAAAATTATATCCTATAATTTTAAAAATAAATTCCGTATCTTCTGGATAATTACCTAAACTATCTGAAGTAAGATAATAAGATTTATAAGGATCATCATTTGAAATAACAAAAGTAAGTGGTTGAGTATTAAGTATTACTGGTTCTCTTCCTGTAGATCCTTGATTATTAATAGTAATATTATAATTATTAGTACTTCTACCATTAATACTAGAAATTTCTAATGTAAATTCATATGTAACACTGGCACTTGGAGGAATATCTGGATATCCACGAATCAATCCAGTACTGTTAATTTCTAAACCTGGAGGTAAACTTCCCAATACAACTTGTATTGATATGGGACTATTTGGGTCTTGATCTATATATTGAAGTTGAAATGATTGCCATGTACTGTCATCAGCCGAGAATAATGAGCCACTCGGAGTAGTGAATTCGGGTATAGGAGTACTAATATCAACAGTAATACTAAAAGTTCTATCTTTAAATCCAACTTGATTTAAACCGTTATATTCAATTGCTCTTACGCTAAAATTATATGTTGAACTTTGAATTTCTGAATTAGGAATACCAGTTAATAGTCCAGTACTATTTAAAGTTACTGGAGTAACTGTTCCAATTGGTAACGTACCATTTAGTAATGTATATTGAACTGTATTAGATGATTGACTTTTTGTGGCAGTAAATTGATAATTAATTGATGAATTTTCAGCAAATACACCGATACTACCAGATGCAGTATTCCAAACTAATGTAGTAATATTAATTGAAAATGCCCGAATATTTGAATACTGGATTCCACCTGAAGTTTCTATAGCATTTACAGAAAAATAATTAATTGTATTTACACTGACATAATCCGGTGTACCTGAAATAACACCAGTAGTTGTATTTAAAGTTAGACCAGATGGTAAAGTTGTTCCATTAGCCAACACATATCTTATTGTTCCACCAAGCGTAGGACTAGCACTTAAGGTGAATGTTAATGATTGACCCTGTGTATAATTACCTATTGTTCCCGCTGGTGTGTTCCAATTTGCCATATTAGTTTAAATCTTGCCATGTAGTAGTGATACCATTGTACAATCTCAATTTTCCAGTTGTACTATTATAGTACATTAATCCAGCTGATGGTGTAGGATCACTTGTTAAACCAGTAAACTTTACTGATGTTGCTAGCATTGATGCAGCGGTTACTGAGTTTGTTACTGTTACAGAATTACTGACGGCAACATTTACTGCATTTAATTGAAATTGACTGTTAATTGTTGCAGCATTGAGATTTCCATTATTTAGAGTCAATGTACTACCAACAGTATTGTATGTAAAATTAGGATCACCTACAACGATACTAGTAGAGTTTGCAAACTGGACTGTGTTTGCTCCATATGTAGTGAATATATCACCTGTAAATGATCCATTGGACAATGTAATATTTCCATTAGTTAATGTAATATTAGCATTGGCAGAAGATATAGAATTTCCATTTATTATTAAATTACCATTTGCTGTTATATTGGCAAATGTAACATTCATTGCGGAATTCAATTCAACTATTAATGTACTACTAGCGTTATTGACTGTATAATCTTCTCCTATATTACCGCCAGGAGTTACTGTGCCACCAACTCCAGTGATAGTCAATGTATTACTATGAACGTTTAATGAACTAAAAGTAGCATCAATAGTAACATTACCAGTACTAGAATTGACATCAATACCACTTCCAGCTGTTATAGCGGTAACATTACTAGCAATATTAGATAAATTACCATATAACTCAGTGAAATTATTTTGAGTTTTTTGAAACGCTATTCTAATAGCATCAGCAGATGCATCATCTGGGAAATTACCGTAATCAATTGTTTGTTGAGCCATAATATTTGTCCTATATCTAATATTTATCTTTATTTTTCTTGTTATTATCAACAAAAAGGGCCCAACTTAGTTGAGCCCCTTGTTTAACTAATTAATTTAATTAGTTAATCCCTGACAATTTACGTAACATTGCACCCATAGTATTAGAAACATCTTTACTTTCATCTCTAGTAACTACTCGTGTACTTGGTAAAGTTGTCTGATCTTGTTTCTGATTATTTAATCCACCACTAATTACTTTAGTCATGAAATCCATATCAGTTTGAAACTGTTCATCATCACTTTCACCAGTAGGACTATTGGCCCACTCGTTTAAATTTTCCATACATTGATGATTTTCATACATTGCGCCACCACATGATTGACACTGATCACATTGTTCTTCATCTTGTGATTCTTCATCAGCATAATCTTGTCCATCAGTATATGTTTGTACATCTACCATTACAGGTGGTTCGGCACTCATTGCTGGTTGACCTTGTTCTGATCCAACTAGTTGAGTTAATTTAGCTAAAATGTCACCAATAATACTGTCGCTGGACATACCTTGATGTTCATCTTCTGCGGTATAGTTTTGTGCTAGTGCAGCGTCACGAGTTGCATCACTACTAACTTCACTTTGTTCTTCTTCATTGTCTCCATTACCAGCAACAACCGAGTCTTCCTTAACTTTAACTGGATAAGTTTTACCACCAACTTTCATGGTTTCTCCTTGTTCAACTCCGTTTAATCTGGCTTTGGCTAAAGCTCCAGTAAACTCATTACCTTCTTCCATGTCGTCTTCTTCTAATGAACCACCAGTACCATTTGGACCATTGATTTCTGGAGTGGATAATTTTTTCATTGTATCAGCGGGAGTCATTCCTGGTTCACCAACACCATGATGAGCTTTGAAATCTGCCATGTCTGCCGCATCATACTTTGATCCAACTGTCATTGTATCAGCGGGAGTCATTCCTGGTTCACCAACACCAGTTAGAGCTTTGAAATCTGCCATGTCAGCGGCTTGTTGTGTTGAAGATGACGTACTAGGAGTAGATGATGAAAAATTGTTTCCCCAATTTGAATTTAATGCATCAATTTTTTCAGCGGCATTTTTTTCAATGGCTCGTGGATCTTGATCAAGAGTACTTGATGTTGGAATAGTACTAGTTCTTGATGTTGGAATAGTACTAGTAGTTGCTGCGGGTTGTGGAGGAATACCACCTGGAGTTATCTTAGATATAGTCTTAAATTTGTTTGAAGTAACTGGTGATGCTACTGGTTGTGGAGGAATACCACCTGGAGTTATCTTAGGCTTAAATTTGTTTATAATTGAAGTAACTGGTGATGCTTCTGTAACTGGCTTATCACTTGTTTCTCCACTTACTGGACTTTGACTAGTAGATGCTGGAATTCCACTTTGTTCACCCGATTCAGATTTTGGTTTTTCAGTTTTTACTTCACTTTGTCCATGACTGAGCATTTTCTTGAAGAAACTTAAATGATCGTTATCAGATTGAGTTGATTCTTTATCACCTTTTGCCAAACCACCAATAACTTCATCACTCATCATTGGTTCTACAACTGATGACTCATCGTCTTCTTCTTTCTGTTGACTCATACCCATACCTGTAGGCATAGCTAATTGAGGAGGATTATCTGCACCGTCTGTTGAAGAAGTTGACTCACTATCATCAGCATATATACTAGCATTAAACTCTTCCATTACTTGTTGAACATTCTTAAGACCAGCAAATTGTAACATAGTAGACAATTCGTTAGAACTTTCAGTGATCATTCGTTTCTTAATTTTAACAGATTCAGAAACTGCTTGTTTTGGAGTTGGTTTCAATAATGATGACAATTGATTGTCCCACTCAGAAAAGTCATATGATTCAGCAAGTGCTTTACCTGAAGATCCAACTGACTTTAGAGTACGAGCATCAACACGTTGTGGTTTGTTATCTTGCCATGACTTGATCCATACATCTCCATTACCTTCTACTTTAGCGATTGTAACTTGTGATCCATCTCTAGCCATTGCTTTATCGCCTGGTCTAAATGTACCTGCATGCATCTGAGCTACATTAACATTTTCTTTGACTTTCTTCTTGTCTGCAGATGCTTTCTTCATTGACTCTTTTTTGTTGCCGTCTTTGTCTAAGTCTAAGAAGTCTGGTTTTGCTGATTCTTTTACTTTGATTTCAGACTGACGTACTTTGTCAAGTTTAGCACGTGCATCTTGAGCGGCTGGACTACGTTTAGCTGCTGCTACTGCTTTTGAAGGATTGTCACGAGCATCACGACCACGTTTGCCCCCGAGAATTGCGGCTTGATCGTAGTCATCGTCTGTTGCTTCGTTTGTCATCTTATCAACAGCTTGTTTGATCCCAGCCACTCGTCTTTTTGTTCTGTTTTCAGAACCTACTACACGCGCGGTTTTCTTTCCGGTTTTTGCCATTGTGAGTTCGTCGTCCGATGCTATTTGAGAGTCAACACGAGCTCTGTGTGCAACTTCAGGAGCAGCTTTCTTGACATATGATTTGAGAGTTTCGGGTGACAACTCATCTAATTGTTCTTCACCTTCATTAGTTGGAGCTGCATTTTTCCACATTGCGGCTGCGGCTACTTTCTTACCTTTTTCAGTACTACCATATTTCTCACCAGCTTTCTTGGCTAATTTGTCAAATCCTTTACCAGGTTTACCAATATCTTTTCCTGATTTTGCTTTCTTTACAAGAGAAGATTTTTCATCTTTTGTCATACCAGCACTTGGTTTTTTAGATTCACTCATATCTTTTTTTAGAGTCCCGTAAGTAGATTCATCTAATTCATCAATGAGTCTGTTCATTGCATGTCTTCTAATATCCATTTCTTCATTTTCAAATGGATTTTTTTTACCAAAACTATCTTGAATACCACTACCTAATTTTGCACCAGCAATGGCACCACTTGGAGATTTTGTTAATGCTGCACCCGCAATACCGCCCAATGCACCACCAACAAATCCTTCTTTCATACCGTATTCATTTTCCCATGGACTGCCTTTCCATGTTTCTGGGTTATCATCATAATATGCAGTTTCTTCGGCTTCTCCGCTACGCATATGATAAGTTGTCATTAACCATTCTATTTTATCACGTAACTCATCTGTATAGTTAACGCCTTCTTCCAGATCATCTTCTTCATCTCCAGCAAAAAAGTCTTCTGCTGCGTTGCCCGCTGCTCTACCTAGTAAGCTGCCCGCGACTCTTCCTGCAGCCCCAGCACCTCCAACAAGTGCTCTACCTGCAATTGCTCCAGCCAAAGGCAAGAACTCATTAAGTTGCTCATCTTCTTTAACTTCTTCACCCATTAAAGATTGTGTATCTTGCATGTAACATTCTTCTACACATTTACGTAAATCTTCTGATGAACCATGCCAAACACTACGAGGAATACGACCCTCTTTATGATAATGATCACACAATGCATCATATAAATGTGGATCAAGTCCCCATCCTTGTTGATACATTTTGTGCTCATGTGGATGAACGGCAATAATTTCTTCTAATGTACCTTCTAAAACTAACTGTGGTGTTTTACTTTCTGATAAAGTACGACGACCTACAGTACGACTACTTTTTGATTCATTTAGTATTGAAGAAAATCTATTCATTGTATCAGCCAATGATTCTTCTAGTGCCGTTACTGAAACTCCCATTTTTCCAAGAGCTTGTTTTTTATTAAGAATATCATTTACCATTGGAGTGGCAGCTTGAACAGCTTGAGCGGTTGGTGCTGAACCAACAGGTTTACCTCCAGCAAGAACTGGTAGTTGTTGTTGAGTTTGTTGCCCCGCTTGTTGTCCTGCTTGTTGTGCTGCGGCTTGTGCTGGCATTGGTTGAGCTTGCTCATCAATACCTTTATTTAAAGCGTTAGACATAATGTCATGAATATCATTATACATTATTCCAATAATTTCATCAACATTATCATCTAATTCTAAATTATGATCGCGTGCCGTTTCTTCATATGATTTTATCAATGTTTGTTGAACAAAATCTTCTAAATCACTAGTTGGAATAAATTTACCTGATATAATGTCATAAATGTCTAAACGACCATCAATAATATCATCAACAATCATAGACAATTCACTCATTCTACCTTCAGCAATATAACCTTCTACAATGGTCTTACGCTCAACCATTTCCATGTATTCTTTCAATCTGTTTACATGAGATACTTTACCGATCTTATCAATATTTTTTGGTTTGTTACCAATGATCCAACTGGAAAGTGTATCAGTATCATACTTCTTAGTAATACCAGTTTCGCTATCTCCGCCCTTCATTGGACGTCCACGACCACGTTTTACTGGTGCTTTTGCTGCTGGTGCATCATCAGTATCATCAATATCTGAACTATGAAATGCATCACCACTTTCATCATCTTTATCAATTTTACGACCATAACCACCAGGCTTAGCAAAGTGTTTGACATTTTTTAATTCTGGAGCGTCTTCCGCAACCGCTTCATCATACTTGTTATACTTAGCTCTAACTGGATCTAAATCTTTACCTTCACGACCTGCTTTGGCCAGTGCCTGCATGCCTTCTTTACCATACTTTTCATTACCTTTGGCAGCGCGACTCATAGTCTGTTCGGCTTCCGACACACCTTGTTTGGCCGCCGCATTGGCGGCCAAATCAGCGGCTTTGAAATAAAGCCAATTATAATCATTATCGCTCAACTGACCGTCGATGGTGGCATACAAACTTGGATTTACTTTTTCTAACATTGCCGCCAGAGCATAGTAGTCTTTTTTAAGCAAGTTGGCTGGATTCATTTTGGTCTTGGCAGCATAAGTCAATAATCCCCGAGCTGCCAGCTTGGCCATCTTCATGACGTCCGCGTCGTCCGGTTTCTCAAAATCTCTGTGGGTCAGCATGCCTTCTGTGACACCCGGGTCGGGATCATTAGGGTGAGCGCGAACTTTACCTGTTGAAGTGTTTTTTAATGCTGGATAAGGCTTAGGTTGACCTTTTTTATCGGCAAAATGTCCTTTTGTAACTGGGATAGGATCAGTTGCTTCAGCGATCTGATCTAATTTTTGCCATAGTGATTTGATATCCATGTTTTTTCCTTGACTTTTGAATTATTTGAATTTTGTGCCTTGACTGGCACCGGTTTGTGGCTTAGGCTGTCTTTGTACTTTTGTCATAGGACTCTTTTGATTTCCTGGAAATTTACGTGAGTCTACAGCCGGCTTGGTTTGTGGACCAGCCATTTTAATTTTATCAGCCTTGTAATCTTTGAATATATTAGACATATATTGTTCACCATATGCTTTATTAGCTTCTTTACCATTGTCTTCTAATTCTTCATGAGTTAGAACTGGACTATGTGAAGCTTGATTTGCATATTGTTCTGCTTCATGATTAATACTATCATCATAATCAGCTTGAACCATTCTAACTAAATTTTCATCATAATTTAATAACCGAGCAACTTGTTTAATCATTGGTTCAATGGCTGGATATCTAAATTCAACATCAATCATTGTAATTGCTTGATTTTCTAAGTCTGGGAATCCATATGGATCTTTCTGAATAGGAGTAGTTTTTGGATCACTAATTTTAACTGGGTCAAATTTTGATAGATTATAGCAAAACATATCCAACCAATTTTTAGGTGGTTGACCAGCGATTTTAATTTTATAGTGATAAGTTCTGACGCTCTCTGCCAAATACTTACGAAATGAATGAAGTTTCATATATTAATTCCTATATCTATTACTTATTTATCATTTAGATTAGTTTATACTATCTTCCATCCACCAGCACTATTGCTAAGTTTTGATATTAAATTTGACACGCTAGATGGAAGAATATTAAATTTTTTCTGAAATTCATGTCGTTTCATTTTAATGATTTCTCCAGTTAATATGTTTTCCCAAGTATATATAATATTATATTTACTATTTGGGTTATTATTAGTATACGTTTCTCCATTTCTTCGTCCAATCAGCCACGGAGATTGTTTTCCTTTCATTAATTTACTTCTGATTGGTTGTTTTTTTCCTAGTTTAGATAGACTAATATTTGGCTGATTCTTTCCAATCTTAGATTTTGATATATTGTCAATCCATTCTTTCTTTTTAATATCTGACATTGTTGAATGATGGGTTTTCATGAACTCACTAATTTTTGGATTTGGACCAAACCTAGAGCCTCCACCACCTCCAGTTTCAGGAATTTTGTTTGCCCATATTTTATTGCCAAAATCATCTTGTGCATTGATAATGTTGTATAATTTGCTGTAATATCTTCCCCACCAATTACGTTCTTCTTTATTAGTGGTTTCTAATAGTATTTCAGTATGATGATTTGATCCGTGATTTTTGAGATGAAGTTTCCAATCAACTCCTGACCCTTTATATTTGAACGGGTCTTTTTTTGATGTTTGACCTAGGTATTTAAGACCAGTATTTTCGTGAGTCTTGATGTATAGATAATAAATAGTCATGCTGATAGTTCCTTATAAACTGTTAGAGTGAGTGGGAATTGGCGTTCCGTGACTCACATTTATTTATCATTTTTGTCTGGATTATTAGCATCATTATTACTGAGAATCATCTTGATAAGTTCATCTCTATTCATAATACTACCAGTACCCAAGTCAGTTTTTTCACCACTTGAGCCATTTTCTTTCATTGATTGAACACTTAGTTTTCTTTCTAATTCTGCTTTTTTCAACTGTAAATCAATCATTCTTAATTTTTTATTAACTTTTGCAGTTTTTGCCGTAATAGCATGACCTAACATACTACTGGCACTGTTAAATATCTCTGCTGAAAATCTAGAATCTACTTGCATTCCAAGATCCATTAAGTTATTAAATGCTTCTTTAGCTAAACCAGCTAACTCATCCATCTCTTTGTCTGATGTTTCTAAATCACGAACTTGAGGTAATGCATTTTCTACTTTTTCAATAGTAGCCAATGTCTCTCTAGTGATTAATTCAGTTGATGGCTGTTGTTCTTCAATTTCTTGAATCTCAATAATATCTTCATCATCAAGACCAAATAGTTCTTCCAATTTTTTTGTCATAGTAATATATTTAGTTATCTACGACCCGAATAAAAGATATCATCTTCAGTTACCACTCTAAACTTAATACCAGCTCTAGCACACCATGCATTAGCTGCCGCCCACTTAGCATGATTAACTGCTACAGCGGCGCGATCTCTGGCACTTTTAACTTTTTCAGTTATCATAGTTTGTTTCTTAGGTTTGATCTCTATCATTTCGGCAACTTTTTTGCCTTTACTTTGATAAACTACCATAAAGTCAGGAACATATATTGTTTGTTTTCCAGTTAATGGATTTCTATATGGTATTTGTATACTTTCACTAGCCCATTGAAGTACTTTATCATTATTGTCACAAAACATCATAAATGTAAGTTCCCAACCACTACGATATCTGATATTTCCAGTACCTACGTATTTTTTTGGATTTTTAGGAACGAAAAACCCTTGAGCATATTTAGACATGATTATTGAAGAATGTTTCGTTGTACTGTGTTATTTGGAACAAGAACATTATTAACTCCAAACATAACTGTTTTGTTACTTACACTATTGAGATAATAAGCCATAGTTAAACTGACTTTTAATTTATCACTACCTTCAAATGTTTGTAATAGTTCTAATACATTTGATTGTGTTTGATTGGCAATTAAAAATAATGTTGTTGTAAAAGATTGAGCGGTGGCAATACTACTAGTATATCCTTTGAAAAATGAATATACAATTTCATATTGATCTGCATTGACAACTAAATCTAAATTGTAAAATTGATCAAATATTTTGACAGTGGTATCTACGGCCATGTGTTTCTCCCATATTGTATTTAGTCAATACAATACTATCAAAGAAACTGTCCTTGATCAATAAATTCTTGATTATTTGGATTATTAAAGTTTTGATTAGATACTGACTGAGCGGTTGGGCCGTTAGTTGAACTTGTACTTGGGAAATTGAAAATATTTCTGGCAGTTTGTGGGTTTTGAGTAGCGTTAAATAGTCCGCTAATAAGTTCAGCTTTAGCAGTTTGAAATATAGATTGTGGGTTTTTAAATGTATTGGCTAATGTACCACCCTTCTGAATGGCACCCAGAATGTTACCATTTTTCAAATCTTCTAATACACCAACACCAGCATCAAGAAGTCCACCCTGACCAAGAATAGTTCTATTACTTCCAGGTCTTGCAATTGGACTAAGATTTCTATCATAATTTGCCTCAGATCCAAACCCAGCAACTACAGCACTTGGATTTTGACCATTTAATGCACCCTGTTGATACTTGACAGTTTCATATTTAATAGTCATGCGATTTTCCATGATTCCACTAGTTTGATAATAATCATATGTATCATGATCAAATTTTTCAATGATTGGATTAATCAATTCATACAGTGCAAAATTATGTTGATTAAATCCATAAATTTTTATTGATTTAAAGAATGGAGCTTTTGCAATTCCTATGGCACTTGAAGTTGATGTATTTGCCGGTTCTCCACGATATCCCCAGTTTACATCACTACTAATATCCGGAGTATATTGATTTCTTTTATTTAGCATGGCAGATGCTTGACTTGCAGTGGCTCCAATTGGATTATTTGGATCATTATAGTAATAACTAAAATAATTATACCACATTGATCTAATAGCACCAGCATTATCATCATGAAATGCCACTTGAATTGGATCATAAGTTAATTTAGTTTGAACATAACGTCTACGATTATATTGATTCATTTCAGCTAAACTAATAGAAAATTTAGGCAATGAAATGCTTTTTACTAGTAATCCTGGCGTAGCATCATCTGGAAAAATATTAGGTTGTTGTGTAATTAGAGTTTTGTTGATATCAAAGTATACATGAAATAACCATTTAAACTTAGGTGAATTTGCATAAGCATTTGGTCTGAAAGTTTTACTTGCATGTTTATAATCACGCAAATAATCAGTGCCGAAGAATCCACTCTCGGCACCTTGAAGAAACTCTTGAAACATTCCAGCCATAGTATTTTAATTAACCTGTTTGACCAATACCACTTACACTGTTTCCAATAGTACGACCAATATTTGTACCAATACCACGAATACTTGGTGCATTTTCTGTTGGTGATTGTACTGCATTATCAAAACGAATTGACAAACCAATCATAAGTGGATCATTTGTACTATATGCTACTGTATTATAATTTGCACTAACAATGTAACAACCGTACATTTCCCAACATTCTAATACAGTTGGGGCAAATGCTCCATTACCACCGTCTAAGATGTCACAACGTAACTGAAACTTATAATCAATGCCAGCTGCAGCCGAAGCTTGTTCACTGAAATCAAATTGTTTCTGAATCTGTTCTCCAACTAATTTAGCAACTTCACCACTAGCGTCATCACGAATGTTAACAGTAACTGGTTCCCAAGTTGGTTTACCAGCTAGATAATATCTACTGTTATAAATTTCAATTGGTATTTCACCAAACGATACGTTTGGACGAGTAAAGTCAACTACTTGTTTTGTTATTTCTGTTGTTGGCTGACTGACGCCGAAATTATCAAATAAGATTCTAAATCTATATGATAATTTTGGCATTAACAAGCCTTGTGCATTCAATGACCCATCTGATCCAGGTGCTGGAACTGTCATTCTCGAAATTGAACTAAATGCCATTTTATATCTCCTATATTCTATTTATCTTTTAAAAATGTGGCCATTTCTGACCACATTTTCATTTACCCGTTCGTTACCAAACCAGCGATTTCGCCAGTATTGAGAATACGGATTGGGATATAGATAAATTCAACTGCTTTCACTGGTTCAATCGCTATATCAATCCAAAGCTCATTTCTGTCAATTCTAGCTGGTGTGTTATTTGATGTATCACATACTACTAGATAATCATATAAACCACGTTTAGCTAATATATCAGCTAACAATGTTTGACAAATTGCACGTACTTGTGTACGAGTTAAATTATCATTTGGTTCAAACAAGAATGGACTAACAGCTTTTGCTAAACGATCACGTAGATAGTTAACTAGTCTAGCAACGTTGGTTCTATCCAAAGCTGATGAACTGTCAAAACTATTTTTGTTACCATAGTTTAGTAATCCAATGTTAGTAAATGATGTGATTGGATTAATAAAGTTTCTATATTCCATATCACGAAGACCAACGTTATTCTTATCCGCTACAAATTCACCTGTAGTTGGATCAATGTAACCAATATTAGTAGCGTTATCAATAATACCGCGACGTTGACCGGCTGGAGCAAACCATGGATAAGCAACTGTATCGTTATAAATCATTGTACGTAATATCATATGACTTGGTGGAACAACAACTTGAGTTCCAGTTAAGTCATTAGTAATACCACTTGGATAATAGATACCAAGATATGTATTACGTGTTACAAGACCTTGTTCACCAGTACTTGATGCACCAGCTGTATTGTTTGTCCAGTCAAAGATTGATTGACCATTTGCTACTAAACGTAATGGTGTATCACCAATAATGTATGCAGTTTGACCGCGATCATTATTTAGTGTTACCATGTTAGGTTGTAACTCTGGATATTGAGGTGTTGCCATTAAGTTAAAGAATGTATCTTCATCACGAAGTTGTGTTGAAGTATCAATTGTTGTCTTAAGAGCTTTAACAATCATATTACGTTGAGCACTACGACCCATATATGGGGCACCATTTGTCTGTAAACCACTTACGCTAACCCATGCATTTGTTTCTTGTGGCAATGCTTCGTCTGGGAATGTTGTTCCATTAAAGTAGTTAACCATAAACTCTTTAATGTTATAACCACTACGACGAGTATTGAACAACAATGTACCTTGTGGATACAATTGAGAATCAGGAGCATCAATATCTAAATAGTTACTTGTTAATAAACTAACAATTGTTGGAATCGGATCATCAATTGGATTTGTAGTTCCATTAGTTGCCCAACGAGCATCTTGGAATAAAATACCATTTTCTGTTGTCTGATCTGTATTGTCAATTAAAACCCATTGATCTTCGCCATTAACATTCTGCCAACGACTGATTACTGGATAATTTTCTAAATCATTAGAATCAATCCACAAATCACCATATACTAATACACTGTTATCGCTTTGAGTTGTTGGTGCAGTTGCTGAAATGATAGGACCAGCTGGATCAGTACTAGGAGTACCAGATGCTTGTGGTAAACCATCAGATGCATAACTTATATTTTTATAACCAGTCCATACTCCACCAACGTTAGTCATAATATCAACTTGATTGACAACGCTATAATACCATGGAGTTCCATCAGTTGGAATTGTTACTGGTGCGATTAGATTTGGTGTATAATTGAAAATTCTCCAATTACTTAACTGTACTGAATATTGTGGTGTTGCAAAATTTGCATACCATTGTACACCTGTTATATTACCTCCCCCGCCAACTGTAGTAACTTGAACAGTATATGGATCAATCAAATAACCACCACCGTCAATTTCCAATAAATCACCAACAGCATAAGAAGAACCACCACCAGCTATTGTAAATGTAGGAATATATCCAAATGTAGTTACATACAATGAAGCACCGGAACCAGAACTAGACACATTGATTGCTGGGAAGTATGAATAACTAATGGTTTTAAATGGTCCCCATTTAGCACCTACACAACCTGTTGGAGTAGTAACATCAGTATTAATTGTAAATCCTGCTGCAGTAACTGCCGATGCAGGACTAATTACACCATTATCATTCATAATAATAACTCCACCTTCAGTATGAGTTAATACGATTGATCCAGTTGATGAAACTTGAGCCGTAGTATAAGGAATATTGGCAGATGTCCATGCGGTTACAAAATCTGATGCATCTAAAGTTCCAGAACTTGGCATTGTAACTGTATATGATACACTTAAACTTGCTGAACTTGGAGTACTAACATAAACTTCAAATGTTGCATTATTTGCAAATGTTGGTGCGGTATTTGTTCCAACAAATACAGCTTCTCCAATACTTGAACGTTCAAACAATTGTAATGGTGATGAATTTGTCTCTTCATCAAAATCATACTGAGCGTATATTGATCCAGCGGGAATTGCTTGTCCACCAGAAGAATCTAATGAATTACTAATAACCCAATCACTAGTAGATAGTGGGCAACTCTTAGCAGAGAATGTAGCAGTAGATGCGCTATATTTACTAATAACAATGTTAGTACCTAAATTTGGAGAGTTTGTTTTAACCCAAACTGATCCTGTTGGATGAGGTTGACTATCAGTTGACTTCCATAATGGTTGTTGAGCATTGGTACCATAAACAAGTTTTGGAGAGTAATATGTCTTTGCAGTAATTCCCAAACTTGTTAATGTCGCCGAAGTGCTTCCACTTCCAATAATTACAGTTGATCCATTATCTTGAAATATTTGTAATCTTCCATCAATATTTAGAGCTGTAACACCTAAAATATTGGCCCCGTTAATTTCCCCAACAACACCATCAACTGTGTTATTTGGACTCACTGGAACTGTTACAGTATTACTATTGATTATAATACTTCCCGCAGTTACTGTTACTGGAGTAGCAGTACCCTGAACTGTTGGCCAACTATTTTTCCAAGAGTGACCCCCAAGAACAACCCATTCATTATTTGAATTTTTAAACCAATAAGTATAATAACTTGATGGAGATCCATACTGTTCTGTCAATACCATAGCGTAATCGCCAATATTTCCAATATATTGTTGTGGTTGACCATCAGAACTAGCAACGTCAGCCACATCTTCAATAACGATTGGACTAATTACAGAGAATGTTCCTGTTGCCGAATTGAATTGAAACATACCCCATGTACTGGTAGTTGTATTCAACCAATAAGATCCATCTACTGGAGGTGCACTTGGACGTCCAGTTTGACCAATATAATCAGCTAAGTTAATATTGGCACGAATTACATAACATAGATTACTTGTTCCAAGAACTGAATAAGCGGCAAATAAACCGTATTCATTTAGTTCATAACCTTGAATTGCTGTTCCATCAGTTGTCTTATAGAAAAATGGTGTTCCAAAGAAACTTACCAAATCACGTTGACTTGTGACTCTGTATAGTTTATTAGCATTGGCTGCCAATGTTCCGGGAGCAATTGCTGTTCCAGAAGGATCAGGTTTGTTTTGTGCGGTTGCCATGATAATAAGTGGAACCGATGCTGGTGGTGCAGGTAAGTATTGACTTTGGTCAATAATGGTGATTTCTACACCAGGCGATTCTAGAGCCATTGTTTTCTCCTAAAATTTAGTATTACAACGATTAAATGTCAGCACTATGCGTGACAGTTTCATAATAATATTTATCTAAATTTAGAAAAAGTACTCTGTTACTGATCTCTACTAGTAGAGTTACTTTTCAAAGTAACATAAATAGTCATTATGAATAGACCGTTATGTACTGTTTGTAATAAATTACCAAGAGCAGCCGCCTATTATCGTAATGATAAACGATATTATCGCAGTCGTTGTGAAAGTTGTATCAGAAAAAATAAACAACTAAAAGCCGCTGATCCTCGTTGGAAGATTCGCGGCTATAAAAAGAAAACACATTGTGATCTTTGTAATTTTAAAGCTAGATATACTAATCAAATTCTAGTTCATCATATTGATGGTAACTTAAATAATTGTGAATTAATCAATTTACGTTCAATATGTTTAAACTGTGTTGAAGTTGTTAAACGAAATAATACTACTTGGAAAATAGGGGATTTAACAGTTGATTAATTTGACTATATAAGTCATCTATTGTACCATCATTATCTAAAATAGCATCAAAATTAGTACCTATCCAAGAAGTTTCACTAACATGAATTTTATAATTATCTAAAAATGATTTGTTACTTGCCCATGATAAGTTTTTAGTAGGTCCCTTATTCACTATTTCAGCTGCATGATACCATTCTGGATCAGGTCCACGATGAGTTCTGATAACCATACCACCCGCATCTTTAATAGATTTTATTTCATTAGGAAATCTTACATCTGAGATTACAACATTATCTGATATCGTGGCAAGTTTATATTCTACGCTATGAATCCAAATATTGTCGTGAAAGGCTTTACGTGCCACTTCTGTTCCCCAATATTGTAGAACCCAACGTGGAGTTAAATGTGGCATATTGAGCTTATTTGCCCACCACTTATCTACCTTCTCTCTCCAATCTCTACTTTCTGTGGTTCTACCCTCAAGTAGTTCACGATCCCAGCCAAATATAGCAGAGACAGCATCTTTTAATGTACCAGCGAAACTTATTCTTCTGAATCCGTGTACGTTTACTAGATAATCAGCAACAGTATCTTTCCCGCTACCCTGAAATCCACATACACCTACTATAATCTTATTTGACACAGTATCTCCACAATGAAATATTATTGTAATACTATGTTAATGATTAGTCAAGTGTCGGATTATCCAATTACCCAAGATAGTGGTTCAGAACCATCTACATAGGCTTTGAGTTCATCAATTAGAGCAACTTGTAATGCCGCACCTTCGGCTTTCATGGCAGCACCATTCAATGTTGTTCCACCCTGCGGACCAGCTATTGTACCAAATTTTTCACGAGCTTCACCAATGGTAAGTTTACATTGGGCTAATGTCCAACTTGTAATCCAATTACCAATATTAGGGTCTTGAAGTAATGTAATTTCTGGCTTCATATTGTCAGTCCACAATAGAATTCTTTCACCAGTACCTTTAAAATCACGAACAAATTGAATCTCTTTTGTTACTGGATTAAATGTATAGATAACATATCCACCAAACATACGTGCAGCTAATTCAACATATTGTGCATAAAAGTCATATGTGGCTAATCCACCAGCATAATTGTAGTTTAACAAATATGTATTTAAAATCGCTGATGAAAATGGATCAAATGATGTAGCACTTGGTCCAGTTTCTAATCCAACAGTTCTACGAAATGCTTGTCTAACTCTAGTTACTTCTTGTGGTAAAATATAGGAATTTTGATTGGCTTGAACTTCTAATAACATATATGATTCTTCATATGCATTTTGACCACGTTGACGATATGTAGAAATAGCATAGCGATAAGCAGCCTCGTAGTGTTCAGGATCTAATTCTAGATCAATAATACCATCACCAAGACGATATCTGATACTATTAAATAATTGTTGTTTTAATTCTACGAGATTAGCCATAAAAATACCCTATCATAAGATAGAGTATTTATCAAATATTAAGTTGAATCAATAAGCTTTCAGAATAATTAAATTATCACTAGTACGACCATTGGGTTGAGCCTGTACAGCATTAATCTCGGCAAAAACTTTACGACTTGAAGGTTTTCCACCAGACATTAATTTCTTTAGAATCTCGGCTGGTTTACGTAGAGTTTTAACTCCACTTTTCATAGAATCATACCCAATAATAGTTGTACCTTTGATTCCAAGAGTACCAATATGATCATCAGCAATGTAATAATGAAGTTTACGTTTGGCAGTATCATATGCCCATACTTCTGTGGCATTAATAATCTTACTAGGATGAACACTGACAAGTTTAAGTGTTTCTTCTGACTTCTGATACTTCATTTTTGAAGCTTGTTTCTCTGGAGAAACTGGTTTACGAGCACGAACTGCTTTTGATGCCTTTTTAACCGAAACATAACTACTTAAACTAGCCAATACGGCTTCACAAAACTTAATAACTGCCTTGATTTGTGTTTTAGTATAATGAGAATAGGCTTCATTGAGTTGTTTGTCTTTTCCCGTTTGTACTTCTTGAAACTCAGCCAATTTACGCTTCCATACATCAGTCAAAATAGACATATGTTGTGGCATAATATTACGTTCAGTTAACATTCCAACACTATTAACGTCAATATTAACAGGTTTTGCACCAAGAATAATGAAATCGTCTAACCAACCTTCAATTTCTCCCGCAACTTCACGAGTACGCTCACGCATAATTTCTTGAATGTTTGGGCGATTTGATGAAATCGTTTCTACAACTTGTGGTGCAGTGGGACTAACTACTTTTGGTTTTGAGATTGATTCAATCAAGCGATTTAATTCATTAGTCAAACGAGTAGTTTCTTCAGTTGAAAGATTTAACCCACGCATGTACATACGTGCCAACCAACCTAATGTTGGCATAATTTCACGTTCTTCCACTTTACTTAATAATTTGGAAAGTTCTTTTCTATCAGTTTTTTCGGCATAATCAATTAAAAAATCTTTAGAATTTTTAACACTACAGAAACGACTATACCAATTAAATGACATTCCTAATGCCAAAGACCGATTATCTGAATCGGGTTGTGTCACAAACATAGGTTCTGTGCCATAATACTGAGTATCAGCGTCTTTTGGCTTAAAATCCGAAACAATTGTTCGTTCAGTAGACGCTAAGACTTTTTTAGTAGATGCTAAAACTTTTTTAGTAGATTTTGTGGCCATTTTATTCTCAAATTTAAGTAACAAAGTACATTATACTATAAACGGTATTTATTGTCAAACGTTTTTGGATAAATACTTAACTATGCCAAGACTCAGCCTATATCGTCCAACCCAATCAAATGATTATTCATTTTTTGATAAAACAATCAAAGAGATGTATACTGTCGGTGCAACTGATCTTTACATACACAAATATTTAGGCACCAATAATCCGGTTAATAATGACGCTACATTGCCTACCTATGATAGTACTAATCCTACAAATATTCAAGATTTACTATTCTTAGAAAACCGTGATCGTAAGTATGATAATAATATTTATAGATTACGTGGACATTATAATGTCCAGAATTTAGACTTTGATCTAAGTCAATTTGGTTTATTTTTAACCAGTGATGTTATTTTCATTACCGTTCATTATAATCAAATGATTGATATCATTGGACGTAAATTAATGGTTGGTGATGTATTTGAATTACCACATTTAATAGATTATCATCCGCTTAATGATACAATACCAATTGGTTTACGTAGATATTATCAAGTAACTGATTCAAATTATGCCAGCGAAGGTTTTAGTGCCACTTGGTTCCCACATATGTGGAGAATTAAATGTGAACCATTGGTCAATAGTCAAGAATTTAATGATATTCTTAAAGATCCAATTAACAAAGATAATTATATTGGTGATTGGGATTCAACTACTTCATATGAAGTTGGATATACAGTAACATATGGTGATAAAATTTATACTCCAATAAGATCAGTACCGGCAGGAGTTAGTCCTCCAGATCCATCGTTTTGGGCTGTCAGTGATGAACAAAATTTAATAGATATTATATCTACTTACAATAAGAATATATCTATTAACAATGCCGTTATAGAAGAAGCTAAACGTGTATTACCAAAAAGCGGATATGACTTGAGTAATTTAT